GACCCGCAGTATCAAGATATACCTGACGGTGAGTTAGCTTACTTGATATGGGATAAGTCTTATAAGGATAAATTCCCTATGGGCTTGTTTGCAGACGAGATTGATCTGCCGCAAGCATCCTTTAAGGATATGACTGATTCGGCGAAGAAGTACGGCTACAGACCGTCTGAAATTACTTTTGCAGAAGATTACGTCCCGCCCCTTGCGCGCCCAATAGCATTTTTGCGAGGCGCTACTATGGGTCTAGGCGAGAATGTGTCGGCTGCGGTAGGTGCTGGGATGCAGCAATTATCCGGAACTGATAACACCTTCGGGGAAGGGTTTAATGATTACCTGAACTTGCAACGCGACATGCTACAGCAGTATCAGGCTGAAAGGCCGAAAGAAGCATTTGCTGTAGAGATGGCTGGGGCTGTGGCTCCTGCATTGGCGTCAGGGGGGATTACAACCCCGGTTGCAGCAGGGCGCGCACCTTCAGTGGCTAGGGCTGCTGCAACGGCTGGCGGGATGGGGGGTGTGTATGGAGCTGCAACAGGGGAAGGCGGTATCCAAGAGAGGGCGCAGTCTGCTGTAGAAAGCGCAATCCCATCAGCACTATTCGGTGGTGGCACTCAGTTACTGTTCAATATTGCATCTCCGGCAATCCGTGGAGTGTTTACTCGCATGGATCAGTCTGCCAGAAATCCCACTATAGACACTCTGCAAGCTGCAAAAAACAGAGCATACCAAGCAGTTAGTGATGCTGGCGTTGTTGTAGATGAAGATGCTACTACAGGCATTTATAATGCTAGTCAAAGAATTGCGCGTCTTAGGGACTACAATCCTGAAGTCGATAAATTCACAAAGGCATCGCTTGACCTTTTGGAAACGCAAGCAGACAGGCGGCTAACCATTCCGCAACTTGATCGTGTAAGACAGAGCTTGTGGGATAGATATAAGCAGTCTGGATATTCAGAGCCTGCAATTCGGGATATGATTGACCAAATTGATAGAACGATTCAGACGCTTCCCGGTGATACCGGACTTATTCGAGCTGCAAGATTGGCAAATAGTCGCTTCAAAAAAGGCGAGGTTATTAGCGAGGCTTTTGATAGAGCTGAAAGGTCGGCTACGGCGGCAGGTACTGGCGGGAATGTCGTTAATAGATACAAGCAGGTAATCAACAATATATTGAATGACAAAAAGCAGACGCGCTATTTTGACGACACAGAAATTCTATCTATGCGCGATTTTGTTGACTTCACTCCTACTGAGCAATTTATGAGAGTCGTTGGAAAGTTAGACCCGACATCTAATGGCCTGATGACCGCTCTAAACGTTGCAGCAGTTATGGCAGAGCCTACAATGGCAGCGGCTAGTATGGCTGGTGCTGGCGCTCGCCGTGCAGCAGAGGGGATGGCAAAAGAAAAGGGTGAGGCGTTATTTCAGCAACTAGCAACTGGCGTAGCTCCGCAATTCAGTAGAGCTAGACCTCCGTCAGGACTTGGGCCGGTTGTGCTATCTGAATATGAGCGCGAGCAAAGAAAATTAACGGGCGGCAGGTAACAACCCAAGAAACATGTTGTGCCAGAAAGTCGGCAGAATTAATACAGTGGTTCCATGAGAACCACGGGAGGATAGTCCAATAGCTCGCTTCGGTTCGCTTGATACACAATACTTTGACGATGCGGGAGATCCGCTTGTCAGTGGCAAGGTCTACTTTTACGAGACGGGAACCACGACTCCCAAAGCTACCTATGCCGACATCAACTACAACATCCCGAACTCCAATCCGGTAATACTCACTGCTGCTGGCCGTCAGCCCAACATCTTCTTCGATGGTGTAGCTAAAGCTATTCTCACGAAGTCAGACAACACTCAGGTTCTTGTAAGAGACCCGGTTGGTGATACTGCTTCGACATTCGGTAACGCTTGGATCGCATCGAAAGACTACAACGCAAACGATGTTGTTCAGGGTTCAGATGGTAACTTCTATGTTTCACTTATCAACGGTAACGTTAATAACAATCCTGTTACCACTTCGGGTTCGTGGACGTTCCTGTACTCGGTGGAGTGGAATGCGGGTACTACCTACAAGGCTGGCTCTGTAGTAACTTACGAGACCATTGTTTACCAGTCCCTTCAGAATGCGAACCTGAACCAGAACCCGTCCACGATAACGGCTTACTGGGTTCCGATTCAGCTTGTGTGGATGTCAACGTCTACCTACGCGCTCAACGCTAACGTAGTTGGAACTGATGGCGTTTTGTATACGTCAATTCAAGCGGCCAACATTGGTAACATTCCTGCTAGTTCACCATCGTGGTGGGTGGGTACGTCTGCTGCTGCTGCTGCTTCTGCGATTGCTGCTGCTGCCTCGGCTAGTGCTGCATCTACCTCTGCAACCAACGCAGCGGCCTCTGCAAGCACGGCTACGACACAAGCAACCAACGCTGCTACATCAGCCAGCAACGCATCAACAAGTGCCAGCAACGCTTCCACAAGTGCTACTAACGCTGCTGCAAGTGCGTCTAGCGCGTCCGCCAGTGCAAGCTCTGCTACCAGCTCTGCATCGAGTGCAACATCGTCAGCAAGCTCTGCAACGTCCTCTGCAAGTGCTGCTTCTACCAGTGCCACAAATGCTGCTGCTAGTGCGTCTGCTGCTTCAGGGTCGGCATCTACGGCAAGCACTCAGGCAACTAACGCTGCTGCCTCTGCAAGCACTGCAACAACGGCTGCAACCAATGCTGGTACAAGCGAGACTAATGCTGCGGCTTCTGCCTCGACTGCTACGACTCAGGCAACCAACGCATCTAACTCAGCTACATCAGCATCAACGAGCGCAAGCAATGCGTCTACCAGCGCAAGCAACGCTGCAACATCTGCAACCAATGCTGCTAACAGTTTTGATCTGTTTGACGATAGGTTCCTCGGAGCTAAGGCATCTGACCCAACACTAGACAATGACGGCAACGCTCTAGTGGAAGGTGCTTTGTATTTCAACAGCACTACGGACACTTCAAGAGTTTATAACGGCACTGCTTGGCAGAATGTTGCTCCGGTAGCCACAACGATTGACCTTGCGACTCAGGTCACGGGCACTCTTGCTACTGCCAACGGCGGTACAGGTTTGACTACGCTGGGAACGGCTGGTCAGGCTTTGGTTGTTAACTCTGGAGCCACGGCGTTAGAGTACGGTAGCGCAGGTGTATCAACAGGCAAAGCCATTGCGATGGCGATGATTTTTGGATTCTAGGAGCTAACCAATGGCCAACCCCAACATAGTTAACGTCACAACGATACTGGGTAACACCAGCACTACCTTGATTTCGTCTACGGCTAACCCGTTTGCGACTGCGCTTGTTAACAACGCTGCCTCAAGTGGCAAGGTCTACAAGATCAACTCCATCGTCGCTGCTAACGTAGACGGCTCATCTGCTTGTGATATCACGATCAGCATCTTCTCGCAGGACGATCTGGGCGGTACTGGTACTGCGATTGCTTCCACGATCTCTGTCCCTGCTGACGCAACGCTCATTGTCACTGACAAGACGACTAGCTTCTATCTCTTGGAAGACAAGTCAATCGGTGCAACTGCGAGCGCAGCGAATGACATCGTGGTCACGATCAGCTGGGAGGAGATAAATAGTTGATGGAAAAAACGGCTTACGTGTATCGGATAACTAACACGCTAAACAATATGCAGTATGTAGGCGTTACAGTTGATCCTAAAAAACGATTTCAATCTCATTGCCGGGAGGTTGGTAGTAGCCGATTGCTGTTGAAAAATGCCATATTAAAATACGGCAAAGAACGCTTTAAAATGGAAATTCTTGTGAAAGCTTCGCAAAACTATTGTTATGAGCTTGAACCCAAGGTGATTTGTTTGTACAACACAATAAAGCCTAGCGGATACAACTTGTCACAAGGGGGTATGGGAAGTCTTGGTTTGACTGGGGAAATGAATGGGTGTTACGGGCGGACAAAAGAAAAGCATCCACATTTTGGGAAAGTTGGGTATCGCACAGGTATACCGCATAGCGAAGAAACAAAGGCAAAAATGCGGGAGTCCCGCAAAGGTCGAAAACATTCTGCCGAAACAAAAGCAAAAATTAGCGCGGCGAGCAAAAAGAACTTTTCTGATCCTGCTTACATTCAAAAAATGAAACAAATTGGTTTTTGTGTCGGGCGCCCCAAAAATAAGGATCAATAAACCATGTCTTTACGCCGACCTAACGGCTTTATCTCTGCTGGCTATGACCCGCTGGAAGTACCCAACGCGCCTACGATTGGCACGGCAGGTATTGCAAGTGCTACGTCTGTCTCGGTGACCTTCACTGCGCCTTCTAACGTGGGCGGGTCTGCTATTACGGGTTACGTTGCTACTGCGAAGAAGACATCAGACGGCACGACCATCAGCGGCACAGGCTCCTCCTCTCCGGTTACTATTTCAGGTCTTAGCGGAGATATAGCCACCGCCTACACGGTAACGGTTGCTGCGGTTAACTCGTTTGGGCCAAGCCCATCAAGTGCGGCGGTAGCGCCTGTCCTGCTGCTGGAGCTGTACAGTTGGGGTTATAACCTCCAAGGCCAGCTCGGACTTAACAACACCACCAACCGCTCCAGTCCCGCACAAGTAGGCGCTCTCACTACGTGGTCGCAAATTGCGTCTGGAAGTAACTTTAGCCTCTCCATAAAAACTGACGGAACCATGTGGAGTTGGGGCGGTGGTGGCGAGGGTCGGCTTGGCCTTGGCGATACAGTCTACCGCTCCTCTCCAGTTCAAATAGGTGCGTTAACGGGCTGGTCCAAGATTGCGGCTGGACAGGAGTCCAGCCTTGCTATTAAAACTAATGGCACCTTATGGAGTTGGGGGCGCAACGGCAATGGTGAACTCGGCATTAACGACATTGCTAACCGCTCCAGCCCAGTCCAAGTAGGGGCGCTAACAACGTGGTATGAAATTGCAAGTGGAAATAACCACAGCCTTGCTATTAAAACGGATGGCACGTTATGGAGCTGGGGGAAAAACAACTACGGTCAGCTCAGCCTTAGCGATGTCGTCTACCGCTCCAGCCCAGTCCAAGTAGGGTTGCTAACTACATGGTCTCAAGTAGCGGCTGGACAAACCCATAGCCTTGCTATTAAAACTGATGGAACGCTATGGAGCTGGGGACAAAACAACACAGGTCAACTCGGTCTTAATAACGCAGCAAATCGCTCGTCTCCAGTTCAAATAGGAGCGCTCACCACATGGTCCAAGATTGCGGGTGGGATTTCCTTTAGCCTTGCCATCAAAACTGACGGCACTATGTGGAGCTGGGGACGTAACAGTAACGGCCAGCTTGGGCAGAACGACGTAGCTAACCGATCAAGCCCTGTACAGGTAGGTGCTTTAACAACTTGGTCTCAGGTCGCAGCCGGCAATGCGTTTAGCCGCGCCATAAAAACTGACGGCACTATGTGGAGTTGGGGAGATAACGCACAGGGCCAACTCGGCCTTAACAATCTCGTCGTTCTCTCCAGCCCAGTGCAAGTAGGCTTGCTGACTACGTGGTCAACGCTGCCAAAAATGCCCGTGAGCCAGTTTTCACTCGCCATCAAAGGATAACCATGAACATCAACCAATCAGGATTGAGGTGATAAATGCCCTCGTATAGCGGCGTTTGGACGCTACAAGCTCAGATGCAGGCCGTGGCCGCTGGTACGTGGAGTGGGCAACCTCAGTTGTTTGCGTGGGGATCGGGCACTTCTGGTCAACTTGGGCTTGGCGCTGCTGTTAACCAATCTAGTCCGGTGCAGGTAGGTTTGTTAACTACTTGGTATCAGCTTGCGGGTGGAACCGCCTTTAGCCTTGCTACTAAAACCGATGGCACGATATGGAGCTGGGGGGCTAACACTGCAGGCCAACTTGGCCTCAGCAATATATTAGGCCGTTCCAGTCCAGTTCAAATAGGCGCACTTACTACTTGGTCTCAAATTGCTGCTGGAAATACCTCTAGCCTTGCTCTTAAAGCAGACGGAACGATATGGAGCTGGGGTTTTAACAGCCAAGGCCAACTTGGCCTTAACGATATCGTCAGCCGCTCATCTCCAGTTCAAATAGGCGCGCTAACAACATGGTCTCAAATTTCGTTCGGAAGTGCTCATACCCTTGCCATCAAAACAGACGGGACTCTCTGGGGTTGTGGCGGTAACACCTCTGGTGAGCTAGGTCTTGGAGATACTGCTAACCGTTCCAGTCCAGTTCAAATAGGCGCGTTAACGACGTGGTCTCAAATTGCAGGTGGAGCTTCCTTTAGCCTTGCTATTAAAACAGACGGCACTTTATGGAGCTGGGGTCTTGGCGCCTCCGGCAGGCTCGGCCTTAACGATGTAGCCAACCGCTCATCTCCAGTGCAGGTAGGAGCGTTAACTACATGGTCTAAGGTTTCGGCTGGGGGGGACGGAAGTTGCGCCATTAAAACCGACGGCACCCTGTGGAGCTGGGGACTTAACTCCAGTGGGCAACTTGGCCTTAACGATACAGCAAACCGCTCCAGCCCAGTTCAAATCGGTGCGTTGACTGCATGGTCTCAAGTAGCAAGTGGAGATGTACATACTCTTGCCATTAAAACAGACGGAACTATCTGGGCATGGGGGATTAACACCTCCGGTCAACTCGGACAAAACAACACCACAGCCCATTCAAGTCCAGTACAGATAGGCTCACTCACAACGTGGTCAACGCTGCCAAAAATGCCAAGAAGTGCTTCGTCACTAGCAATTAAAACAACATAACGGGACATTATGAACAAACACCTACACTTCCTCTCAGGCGTACCGCGTTCAGGCTCAACGGTCTTAGCGGCTATCCTGAATCAGAACCCGATGACGCACGTCTCCACCACCTCGGCTCTGGGTGCAGCTCTGGACGGTCTGGCTACGGCTTGGCATCGTGACAACCTTCTGGTCAACAACGACCCCAATCGCAGTAAACTGGCGCACACCATGCGCGGGGTGATTGACGCTTTCTACGAGGATGTCCCGAAACCTGTAATCATCGACAAGGCGCGTAACTGGCCGATTCCCGTGATTATGCAGGCGATGGGTCAGGTGCTGGGTCACAAGCCTAAGATCATTGCTACAGTGCGTTCTATCCCTGACTGCATGGCATCCTTTGTCCGTGTAGCCAAGCCAACCAACTTGGATGACTTCCTTGTTAACAGCTCGTTGACTAATCATCTGAAAGGCTCCTACCAAACACTCCAGCAGGGCTACGCTTACGATCCTGAGTCGTTCCTGTTTGTTGAGTACGAAGACCTTCTGTCTGACCCTAAAGCTCAGTTACAACGAATTCACGCATTCTTAGACCTGCCCGACTTTGACTACGACTACGCCAACATTGATGGCTCTACGGTCAAAGAGGATGACGAGAACCTGCACGGTTACTCTGGCCTGCACGACATCAAACCTGTACTTGAGAAGCAACACAACGACAGCCCCAAAGACGTACTGAAGCACCACTACGCTCAGTTTTGTCAGCCTGAGTTCTGGCTGGATAGACCTCGTACCGTCCCCGATATACACGACCTTGATCTGCAGCTCGTGGCCTCGAAGATGGGTGACTTTGCCGAAGGCTGGAGACTGTGCCAGAAGCTGGAGAAGGACGAGCCTGATAACCACCGAGCTGCTTATAACCGTGGCTGGTACTTGCTGCGTCAGGGCCAGATACAGAAGGGCTATCAACTGCTGGATCGTGGTCGCATTGTTAACGTCTTTGGTAACGCAAAACCTAACGTCCCGACCGTTGCGTGGGATGGTAAGAGCAAGGGCATTGTAATGCTCAACCTTGAAGGGGGCTTGGGAGATCAGATTCACCAAGTCAGGTACGCCAAGTCCATTGCTGATCGTGGCTGTAAAGTCATCGTGTCCTGCTCCGGCCCGCTGGCTTCCCTGTTTACCGATGTAGAAGGTGTCTCTGCTGTGATCCAGCACGAGGCATCGTTTGGTATCTACCATGACTACTACGTTCAGGGGATGTCCGCTGTGGTGCCTCTGGGCCTTGAACTGGACGATCTGTCGGGCAAGCCATACATCACCAGACCCAAGGCAATAAAAGCCCGTAGGAAGCGCATAGGACTCCGGTGGCAGGGTCAGTCAGCCTTCGAGGCAGACCACAACAAGAAGTTCCCCTACGACCTCATGTTCGATGCAGTGAAGGATGCAGACGCTGAATTCATCTCGCTGCAACGTGACGAGGGCGCTGATTCCTGCCCGTCTTGGGTTAAGCAGGTTCCGCTGGATAGCTGGGAGGACACCCGTCTGGCTGCGGCATCGTGTGATCTGGTGATCTCTGCGTGTACTTCCGTGAGCCATTTGGCTGCGGCGATGGGCGTGGAGACTTGGGTTGTGACCCCGGTAATGCCATACTTCCTGTACGCGCTGGAGGGTGAAACCTGCCCCTACTACGACACAATGAAGCTCGTCAGGCAGGAAGCGTTTGGTGACTGGACTGCCCCGTTCAACCAGATCAAAGAACGTCTGGGTGAGAAGCAAGCCTTGAGGAGAGTGAAGTGAGTCAAAAGTATCCCGGCGGCATAATCAGTAAAACGGCTCCTGTCACTGTCGGCCCTGTCGATGGCGAGGGCGGCTCTGCGCCGGGTATCTGGACTCTGACTCAGGCGTTGGAATTGAATAAGCAGAACCTGTGGCCGAAGCCTGTGTTGCCGAGGGAGTTGTATAGTTGGGGACAAAACACACACGGTCAAGTTGGTGATGGAGGCACTGTAAACAGAAGCAGCCCAGTTCAAGTTGGCGCGTTCCAAGACTGGGTCGAGGCATCTAGTGGACAATATTTTTCTGTTGCAATTAGATCAACTGGCACAATGTGGTCTTGGGGGCAGAATACTGTTGGGCAGCTTGGTATAAACAGCGTCATTAGTCGGTCAAGCCCTGTTCAAATTGGCGCATTAAATGTTTGGTCAAAAGTATCATCACAAAGTGCAGGTGGTTGCGCTGCCATAAGAACAACAGGAACGCTCTGGACTTGGGGCGATAACGGTTCGGGAAAACTTGGGTTGAATAACACAGATAACCGTAGCAGCCCTGTACAAGTGGGCGCATTAACAGACTGGAAACAACCCTCAATGGGTGGGGATCAATGCCTAGCCATCAAAACAGATGGCACGTTGTGGGCTTGGGGAAATAATGAAAGGGGTCAACTTGGTCTTGGAAATGTTGTAAACCGCTCAAGCCCTGTACAAGTTGGCGCTTTAACGAATTGGGCGCAAGTATCATCGGGGCCAGCATCTTGCGCTGCGGTAAAAACGGATGGAACGCTGTGGGCGTGGGGAGCTAATCGGCGCGGGCAGCTTGGGATTGGCGTTGCTGATGAGCCCGGCTCTACTGGCGAAGATAGAAGTAGTCCTGTTCAAATAGGTGCGCTCACAACTTGGAAACAGGTTTCAATGAATGGGGAGTTTTGTGCAGCGGTTAGAACCGATGGCACAATTTGGGCATGGGGGTCCAATGCTGATGGTCAACTTGGTTTAGGTGATGGTACTAGCCGCAGCAGCCCTACGCAAATTGGCGCGTTAACAGATTGGGCTTACGCTTCTGCTGGACGGGTTCACTGCATGGCAATAAAAACCAACAGAACGCTTTGGGCTTGGGGGGCTGGGGACGAGGGCAAACTTGGCCTTGGCAACACAATCACTCGCAGTAGCCCGGTACAGGTTGGTTCTTTGACTACTTGGCTAAAGGTTTCAGGATCGCAGCGAAACACTATTGCCATCAAAACAACTTAAATCAGGAGATACAAAATGTTCTTTGTAAAAATAGTAAACAACGAAGTAACCCAGTGCTGGGACACTCAGCCTCCCGCTGGTGAGTCAGGCTGGAAGTCCGCTATTGAAGTGCGTCCTCCCCTGACACCAAACCGTCAGCAGTACACCGGCCACAGCTTTGACATCACCAAAGACCCCGTTGAGATCGTCTGGGGCGTGGCTGACATCACTGCCGAAGACCGTAAAGGTGGACTGCGCTCACAGGCTGCTGCTGAGTTCCAGCAGGTAGTAAACGAGGAGATGCGTAAGGAAGTGGATGAGTTCCCCACGACCCAATACGACGCTGCTGTGGTTGACGCTGCCCGTGTAGCCTTTGAAACGAAGGTCACTGCAATCAACGCAGCCACTACGCACGAAGAACTGGATGCGCTGTGAGACTGAATTTCTCGTATGACATGACACCATCGAAAGCCTACATCATCCGTGTTGTGGGTAACGCTGCCTCTGAAGAAAAGGCCAAGCGGTGTGCCGTGTCATGCGAGAAAGCAGGCCAGCCCTATGAGTTCTGGGACGCCTATGATGGTTTAGCAGACGAGATCAAAGCACCTGCTCACCACAATGCGATCATGGACTGCATCAAGGTCACAGACCACTACCTGACCCGTGGCGAAGTAGCGTGTGCGCTATCTCACATTAGTCTCTGGGCTAAGTGTGTACTGGAAGACAAGCCTCTGGTGATCTTGGAGCATGACTCGCTGATGGTGCAGCCTTATACACAACATGCGGTGTTCAACTCGATCTGTTATCTAGGCGCGCACGAGCAGGTGAAACTTGGCTGGCAGGTGTCCGCTACGCCACCCCACGCAACTGAAGGCGAGAACTACCACTTCATCTGTCGTGCCCATGCGTATGCGATTGACCCTGCTGTGGCGAAGAACCTGCTGGCCTACGTCATCAAAATGGGTATCTGTACCTCGCTGGACATGCTGATTCGGGCCGACCTGTTCCCCATTCACCAGATGGGCGTCTACGCTTACAATGTGTTCGAGAGCAGAGAAGAAACTACCATCAAGGGCCGAGCCTTAGAAGGCAGAGCTATCAAGCGCAACGACAATCTGTTGGTGTAGGAGTAGATCATGGAAATCGAAGAAGGCACTCTCCGTCAAATAATCCGCGAAGAGATGAAATCAGTCCTCAAGGAAGTCGGACTCCACGACGATGATGCTGGCAACGATGTCCGTGACCTTCGTTCATTGATTACCGATTGGCGTGGGATGAAGAAAACGATCTGGCACACCGTGGCTCGTGCCGGGACGATGTTCGTGCTTGGCCTGCTCATGTTTGGTGCGTGGACTAAGATTAACGGAGGTAACGGCGAATGAGTGACGAGAATCCGGAACGCTACGAGAGCGCGAAAGAAGTAGCAGGCAAAGCCATAGGCCAGTACGGCTTGATGTACATCACGGCTATCGTGCTGATCGGTGTCGGCTCAAGCTATTTCCTCACTGAGTCCGCGATCACTGCTGTGATGACTATGGTCGGTGGTGCGCTGGTTGCCCTGATTAACATGATGAACGGCATTGCCGGTACTCAGGATAAGCCTGACCGCCCCGAGTTTGAAGTGATCCAGCACCTGATCTCCAAGCTGGCTGAGAAAGAACCCCCGATGCGCGTGGATGT